TCGCAATCAGAATTTAGTTGCAGCGGCGTTCACGGAAGGACTTGTGGTAGGAAGAATTGGCCAGCTGAAAGGCTGTGGGGCGGCGCGTCTGGACCAGCTCACTGACGACGGTCACAGTGTCGAAGATTTCCCCGCAATGGGCGCACTCACGTCGCCGGCTGATGCCCTTGACACCCTTCACACGCGAATCCAGAGCCCCGCAGCGCGGGCAGGCCGGCGGCTTGCCGTCAGAAGAGAACACTCGGTCGCGAAGAATGAGCAGGGCCAGCTCAAGAATAACTTGCTCCTGCGGGTCCTGCGAAACCGCGCGGCGCCGCTCGAGTTCTTCAATCGTAAGCATCGGAAAGAGACTCCTCTATCCGGACCAGTTCAAAAGCCTCACAAAATCATGGAACCCGCAGTTAGCCGCACAGACGACTGACGGTGATACGACACCATTCGGATCGATTTGATGATCACGAAGAGAGAAAACCTTTCCGCACTCCGGACAGGCCATCAAAGCGGTTTGCTTTTCATCACTGCGGATGACCTTGTACCGCGCCGGCCGATATGTGCCCCATCGAGAAAAGTCATCAGCAGCTCGAGGAATCTCGATCATCCTATGGCCACCTCCGCAGCAACCAGGATGCACCGACAATTTGGATGAGCCAGAGGCGTGATATCGCCGGAAGGAAACGGTTTCCCGAATTCGACTGTGACGTCTTCATTCTGCTCGCAGACCGGGCAGGGCCCCTCGAACGAGGTGAGCCACTTCACCTTCTTGACCAGGCCGGATTGCTTCCATACTTCCCAGTTGCCTTTCACCTGGGCATTCGAGACTTCCGTTCGCGCGATCGTCGCGGCCCGCTTCTCGGAGAACGCGCCGGCGTCCTGAATGGTCTTGACCAGGTCCGCCATCTTGGTCTCATCCTCGAAGGCTTCTGTGATGATCCGGCGAAGCTCCGAACGGGTGGTGTCGCTGATGGCGAATTGGGGGTTCGGGTTCGGAATAAGCTCGCCGGCGTCGTTGTATTTCATCCCCACCATCTCTGCTGCGCGCTCCGCTGCCCAGTCGCGTGCGATCGTATTCACCTTCGATATCATCCCCGCGTCGGAGATTTTCAGATCAATGATCGCTTTCAGGCTGCCGCCGAGCATGGCTTCTTCCAGGGCAGCGCGAGCAGCGGGAATGACCAGAAGGAACTGGGCCTTGATTGCGTCATAAATCGCGTCTGCTTTCTCCTCCACCGTCTCCTTCTTTTTCACGAGCTTGGCGGCTTCTTCGGCTGCTTTCTGGCGCTGTTGGCGAAAGGCATTGATCAACGCTTCTTCAAGGCGCAGGAATCCTGCGTGCGCGTTCGCCGTGAGCTTGTCCCCGTCAATCGTGAGCTCCGCAGCCTTGAGCAGCTTCTCGGCTGGTTTGGCTTTGACGTCGGTTGCAATCTCACCGGCTTTCGGCTTCGGCTCGGACTCCTCGGCAGCTTCTCGATGCAACGGCGTGAACCCGGCCGGTCCCATCGTGCCAAGTTGTGAAGCCTCGGGCGACGAGTCCGGATCGTCGCCGAGTTCTTCCCGGATCTGATTGCGCGTGCGAATTCCGCTATCGACATAAATCTTGTCCACCTGGGCTTGCTTGAGCGCGTCCATCTCGCGGCGCTGTCGCCTGGCGAATTCGAGATCGGTGAGCCCCATCTTTTCCTGAATGATGTGGTTCATCAGATTGATCATCCACGTAATCTTAGGCTCCAGCCCTTCTTCTTCCGAAGATTCGACGGACTGCTCGGCCGTCGCGCGGTTCATCATCTTCAGCAGGCTCTGAGGGCTGATGCCCAGATTGAATGCGACGATCTGCCAAAGCCATTCATCGAGGGAATCTTTGAGCAGGGCTTCCTTCGGGAACACCACATTGGGTCTCGCCTCTTTGCCCGTTCCGTAGCCGGGCAGAAAGGTGACGCGTCGGCGACGGCTGAGGTTGCCGGCCAGAACCGAATCGAACCAGTCTTGCGTCTCCTTGATCCGGGCAATGGGAACGTCCGAGGGGAGGAAAACCATCGCTTCGGGCATGTTGCCCTCGGTGTAATACATCAGGCTGAATTGCTGACGCTTGAGACCGATGGCGATGGTCACGAGGATCTGCTCTACTGGCCCGAACCCGTAGCGCCGCCAGGTGCGCGGGTTGCGCATGGCGTACACCAGGTCGTCGGTCGTGAGCGGAATCATGGGAATGCCGTAGAGGATTTGCTGATAGGCGACATCGGGCGGTGAGGGCGTAAAGCCCTGATCGGTGATGAGCCGGTTGATCGTCGAGCCGTCAATCACGCGCAGTGAGGCGATGCGCCGTTGCAGGTCCCGCTCCAGGTAGATTGATGCGGCGTCGAGAACCAGCATGTCTTCGAGCAGCATTCGCACCCACTCGCTCCAAGAATAAACGCCGTCGGGTGACTGAAAGAATTTGGTGAGGGCGTCAATCCGCCAGTCCTTCTGCGCTCGTTCGGCAAGTTGAGCCTTGCGCTCGCCGGGTTTGGGCTTCAGGCGAATCTCCCAGGGCACGGCAGCGATCCGGTCTTTGACCGTCTCGATCGCCAGGCGCAGCAGATCCCAGGAGTCCGCGAGCTGGCGCAGAATCCAGAAGCCGGTGCTTCCCGTATCCTCGGCGCCCGGCTGCCAGATGATGTTCGCGCCCGGCTGAAACTGCCATTGCCGCACTCGCAGGCGGCTGGGGGCGACCGGCTTCACGGGTTGGAGCGGCGAGAACCACAGCTCACTCGATACATCGCGGATATAGCCGTGCCCGCCCGTCGGCCCGATCGCCGGCAGGGGAAGGTATCGCGCTCCTTCGACGTTGAATTTGCTCGGCATGACTCACCTCCTCACAAGCGGAAGCGCACTTATGCGGCCTTCGGTGCCACCCAACCACAACGCCGGCAACGCGTCTCGAATGTCCGCTGTGACAGGTTCGTGTTGCCGCAACGCGGACACTCCTTGTACCCGCGCGCGGCCGGATGCCGCCGCGGATCCTTCTGCGGGACTGTCGGCGCAGTCTTACTCTTTGCTTTCGCCATCGCTCATCTCCTTGGTCACGGGAATTCTTGTAAAGGGATAGGGCAGACCATCTTCGCCCTCGAACTCATCACGCGGCGGCTCGACCTTCCAGGCTTCGGCTTTCACAATCGGTCTCTCCGCCCACAGGGCTCCGCAGATCCGACAACGATGGAGGACGGCTTGGTGAGCGATCGACCAGCGGATTTCCCCTGAGCGATTCCCGCACGCCGGACACTTCTCGTTGGGATCGATCGCTGCTTGCGCGACAGCGCGCCGCAAGAGCCACACCCGTATTCGTTGATGAACTCCCCTCGCAGCGCTGCCGAGACGGCCATTCATTGTCCGCTCCAAAAGGGACATAGCCGACAGATTTCCAAGCTGATCCGTAAGGCCTTTAACGCTGGTCTCAGCGGCTCCGGCAGCGGCCCCTGGAAGATCCGGATCAGCTCCGGAGATTGGCAGGTCAGCGCGAGAGGCTGCACGGGTCCCATGCTCGGAATATTCACAATTTCCTGCCCATTATCGTGAGGCGTGGCGACTCGGCGCTGAGACCGAGCTTGAATCATCCGAATCTCGGTGAGGACACTGACCTCCAAATGCCGGCAGGAGCTCGCCGTATCCTCGGAGCGCAGGTCGCCTTTTCGCCAGCCTGCGGTTCCCACTGGCAAAGTTTCAGTCGTTTCCGCCATCCTTTTTCTCCTTGAAGGGTTCGATGCGCTCTCGCCAGCCACAGCGCCGGCAGGTCACGCTCGAAGCCTGACGGGCCAGATTTGCGTTGCCGCATTGCGGACACGATTCCTGCTTTCTCATCGCCGCCGGCGGCTCTGAACTCCGCCTCTCGGCACGTTCTCGATCGGGCAGTGAACCGGTCGCGATTCCCTGGGCGCGCTGCGCCTGGGCCAGCTCTCGCGCGATCGTCTTCGGCTCTTGCGGCGCGCCCTTTTGGCTCCTGGCGGCTTGCAGCTTTTCAGCCTCTTCCTTCCAGATAGCGATCACGCCCCCCAGCCCATGCCGGCGTCGCCAGTTGAGCGCGTGCGTCATCGCGTCAATATCGTCGTCGTGCTTGATGGTCGGAAATCCTGCCGCGCGCTGAATCAAGCTTTCGCCCCACTCGGTGTCTTCCGGCACATAGACGTTGCCGGCCTCGACGTCCGGCTGCACGGCGTAGGCCCGGGCCAGCTTTCCGCCGGCCGTCTCCAGCGCGTGGACTGGGAATTCCTGGCTGAGCTCTTCGATAATCGCCGGACCGTTCGCCGCGTCCTCGATCAGGACGACGTGGACGTCGACACCGCGCTCTTCCCACTTCACTTTCATGCCCCGAATCGCAGCCTTGGTCGCTGCGTACCCCAGATGTTCCAGCCGATAGTCCAGGATGTAGCTCCGGCCGTCTCCGGTAAACCCCCATAGCTGAATGCCTACATAATCGTTCTCAGGCGCAGCCTTAAAGGCCGCATCGACCGAGATCGCAACGACGTAGAAATTCGGGTATTCCTTCTGCTCGGCTCGAAACCGCCGCCAGTGGTTGGGATTGAAGATCGTGCCTTCGCGCGGACTCGGACGCTGCTGGATCTGGCCGGCGAAGTTGTAAGAGCCCATCGTTCGCCGCTGTTCATCCAGCACGGCACGCGGATATCGGGAGGGCCAGAGCGCATCACCGGGCATGCGAACCACCGCTTTGCCCGATTTCAGTTTGAAGGTCTCTTTCTCTTCCGCGATGCCGCGCAGGCACAGGTGCGTCCAGCGCTCCGGCTCGGTCGAGAGCAGGTAGCCCGTCAGGTCATTCTCATGCAGCCGCTGCATGATGATGACGATGGCGCTGCGCTCCGGGTCGTTGAGCCGCGTCACGAGTGTCGTCTGATAGAAGCGGATGGCATTTTCAAGCTGGGTTTCGGTTTGGAGCTCTTTCGTGTTGTGAGGATCGTCGAGAATCAGGAAATCTCCGCCGCGCCCGGTAATCGATCCCCCCACCGAGCCCGCATACATCACGCCCTGGCTGTCGTTCAGGAATTCCGTCTTCGCGTTCTGGTCCCGCATCATGGTGAACCGCCAGGCGAAACGCTCCTGGTACCAGAGCGACCGGATCACGGTGCGGCGGTCCACCGAGTGCTTCATCGAGAGCTCGCCGGAGTAGCTTGCAAACAGCCAGCGTGTATGCGGGTCTTGAATCCACGACCACGCCGGCCACAAAACCGATACCAGGAGCGACTTTCCGTGGCGAGGTGGAACGTTGATGATCAGCCGCTTGATCTCCCCGCGGCTGACGGCTTCCAGATGCTCGCAGATGATCTCGACGTGCCAGTTGAAATCGAGCGGCGTCGCGGGCTCGACCGTATGCCACGCATCGCGGACGAAAGTCGAGAGTCGGTAGTTCGGAATCTCTTCTAAGCGCGTATCATTCGCCAGAAGAGACTGCGCCAACCGATGTCTGAGTAAGCTGTAGGAATCCGGCCTGGATCTTGGCCAGGATGTTTCGGTCTGTGACATGCTCGCGCACCGTATTCGCCAGGGCTGAGATCAAGAGCATCCCTTGCTCCAGACTCAGCACTTGCTGGGCTTGCACTTGATGGCGGATCGCCGAATCCACCAATCGTCGCCGGGCTTCGATCAGGTCCTTAACTTCCTTCCACGCCTCCCAATCGCTTTGCCCGCGCTTGAGGACTTGGTAGAGCTCAGCGATGGCATTTTGGATCTCGGGGATAGACGCCGCGTCCCGCGATTCCATTGCTTTCTGGAATCTGGCGAAGCATTCCAGCGCCTTGTCCCAGAGCGAGCCGGCTTCGCCTGAATCCACGCGCCGCAGTACGTCCTGAAGCCGCGCGTCGATGAGCGCAATTTCGCTGTTCAGTCGCAGTGCTTCCGGGTCGCGCAGGGCCTCCTGATAACGGGACATCAGGCGCGTCGGCAGGTACTTGCTGTAGCGGCCTGTCTTGAACGTCGGGCTGGCGATGCCGCCCAGCGATTTTCCACCGTGGTAGCGGCATCGCCCGTTGGCCATGGCTGGATGGCCGCACGGCCTGCCGCTTCTTGTCTTGGCTCCGCAGAGCTTGGTGGCCTTACCCATGGGCTGTCGATCGCTCCTATGGAGTGTCTATCTGTTGACGCTTGCGGCTAGGCACCCAACCCTTGTTGAACTGATCTGTTGTGCGGCCGATCTTCTCCGGCATTCCCGCCTGGTCGTAAAGACGTTCCACTTCCTCAGCTTCCATGCCCAGGCGATCGCAGACCGCTTCCCGCTTCATGCCATGGAGGTCCACCAGTTCGCGCACGATCTTCGCCATGGGCAGAACGCCGTGGACTCCGCGCGCCCGGTTATGGCGGATTGTGCTCAGCATCTGGTCTGCCGGCGACCGGTTGAGATAGACGACCGGCACTTTACCTCCCGTCCGCTCCTGAATCTCCGGCCGTCCGGAAACCGTCCACCGGTGAAATCCATCAACGATCTGCCCGTCCGAGCGGGCGACGATGGGTTGCGTCCATCCGTCCTCTAGGATTGACAGGGCCAGCAGATCGAGCTCGATCGGCGCGACGTGATTCGGGTTATACCCGTTGGGCTTCAACGCACCACGAGGAACCCAGACGACACAATCAACGGGTTGATTCAAGGAAGATTTCGGCGGACCTGAAATATCCCGTCGCTGCAGCTTTTTTGACGATTTCCGGTTCAACCTCATAGACCTCCCGCCAGTCCCGCATCGCGTCACCGCTCGACGGCCGCATCGCCCAGGCCCCCGTGCCGATGTACCACCCCCGCGGCGTGTCGTAGCAGGGCGCTTTTCCAAGGCCGTAGTAATATGCGCACGCAGTCGTGTGCCTCGTCTCCCAATGCCGCAGAGGCGAGTAGCGCAGCAAGCCACGGGCCTCATAGACGCCGTTTCGGTCGCCGCAGAAATTCCGCTCACTGCGCAGCCGGCCCAGGATCATGATCCGGACGCCGTTCCCCCGCGCGTATTGTTCCTGCCCCTCGTGCTGGACGATCCGATACCACCGAGAAGAAATCTGCGAATCGGCAGGGAAGAGCATCTTGATATGTCTCGCCAGCCAGGTCAGGTCCTGGCCCGTATTCACAAAGGTGCATTTCTCAGGAGCATTCCCGTGCAGCCAGGCAAGCATCTTTGAGAACTCGAGATCCGTAACCACTGAAACGCAATCCTCGATGCCCGCGAGCTTACAGACGATTCGAAGCGCCTGGCTGTCCAGCCCTCCGCTCCAGCCGTAAGCTGCCTTCCGGTCGCGCACCGTACCCTGGATCTCTTTGACCGCTTCCCTCAGCATGCGGTCAATCGTGGCCCTGGAGACCAGTTCCTCGACATGCCCCCAGATGTAGGCATTTCGGTCATGCGCGACCCTCTGCTGCTCGAAGGTCATCTGGCGGCTGCCTTCCTTGTCCGCATCGCTTCCAGCAGGCGCACGTTCGGCGGCGGCGCCAGGCCTTTCTCCTTCCAGCCGTATTGCACGCTTCGGCGACCTTTGACATCGCCTCGGCAGGCAATCGTCGCCAGAAACTTCCAACTCACCCCGCTATAAGGGCAGGGCCGCTGATCAGGAATGGGTCCTACGCCGCGCTTCTCATGGAACCGGATGAACTTCCGAATCCGATGCGCCGTTTTGCTTCTCACCTCCGGCGAATGACGCTGGAGATAGATTTCAATCATCTCTTTCCAGCTCATTCCCTCAAGTTTCTGTAGGTTTCCTTGACCGAAGTGATAGAGCGAGGTTGTTGCGTAGCGGGCCGCCGTCGCTGCGCCGGGTACCCGCCGGTTCATCTTGTCCCACAGCTCCGGCCAGCAGACTTGAAAGGTGTGGAGGTTTCGCATCGGCTCTTCGCCGAAAGGAGGCGCCACACGCTGCTCTCGCCGTGGAAGGCCCATCTGCTCCATGCGGTCATAGGCGCGGTTGTAATCCCACCCAAAGCGATGCGGGGCGAGCCAGACGTCCTCCGTCTGCCAGTCGTAGATCGGCTTGCACTTCGCCGTGAAGCCGTTCTCTTCCCAGGAAATGTAGTTGTCTCGTTCCTTGTGAGCGACCGATCGGAAGCGGTTCAAGCTCTCCTGGGCTCGCAGCCCGAGCAGAATCCCCACGCTCCCTTGCGCGGGGTCAAAGAGCAGGTGATTCATTGTGGGGATCGATTCGCCCTGGAAGCCGGGAAGGGAAGTGATCGCCCACTCCGGCGGCTGCCGGCACCAGAGTTCCGGACACGCTGGATCAAACGGCCGCCAGAAAGGAGACTTCCCTGAGCACCCGTTGCGATGCTTCACCGGAAGGCAGAACCAGCGTAAGCTGATATCCGGCAGCCTCATCACCCGATAGACGTAATCCACTGTCTCGGGTGGAATCGCTTCTTCGTCGAAAAACACCACGTCAAGTGGCAGGCGTCCCCGCTCCCGCGCGACTTCGAGGGCGAGATTCAGAATGATCGTGGAGTCTTTGCCGCCGCTGAAAGACACCGCCACACGATCGAAGACGTCATAGCAGTGCCGGATCCGCTCCCGCGCCATCTGGACGACGTCCGCCGCGACGTATTGTTTAGAGAGCGTCCTCGCCATGCTCGATCTCGACCAGCTTCATTCGGTCGCGGGAATCAATCGGTTTGTGGGGATGACCGACCGCCAGGAAGATCAGAGGCCCCGGCGCGCTTGGATAGGTTTTGACGCCGTGGGGATACTCGGCCGGAATCGCGATCGTGTCACCCTTGCGGACGTGGTAGTCCGTCCCATCGCAGTGCACTAGGCCGCT